ATCGCCGATCGCCTCCAGCGCGGGCTTGAGCGTGCCGCCGCTGCCCGCCTTTGCCACCGATGCATCCAGATTGGTGACGAGGGTCAATTCGTTGAGCGGAAAGGCGGCGTTGAGCGCGTCTGTCGCTTCTCCCACCGCCGCCGTGGCAGTCGCGACGATGGCGATGACCGACAGGACGGGCAGCTTGAGCGAGCGGGGGCCGGAGGCCGATTCGGTAATGGTGAGACCGTGCATGGCAGGTTCCTTCAGATTGCCGCCGCGCGGCGCAGCGGGATGGATAGCGACAGGCGGGCGGCGGGGGCGGGGACATCGGTGCGAACCCCCTCAATCGTCACGACCGGGGCACCGCCCGCGAAGTCGCCGGAAAACTGCACGCGGGTGAGGCGGATGCGCGGTTCCCATTTGCGGAGTGCGCCAGCGGTGGCCGCGCGCAAAAGCATCATGGTCGCGGCATTCGCCGGGCGGTCCATCAGCTCGAACAGCAGCGAGCCGTAATCGCGGCGCATAATCCGGCTGCCGATCGGGGTCGCGAGGATATCGCCGATCGACTGCGCGAGATGCGCCGCGCCCGAAAGCGTCTTTCCGGTGGTGGAGGACATGCCGATCATGGCGGGGAGCAAAGCCCCCAACGCGCGCGCAAGGCGAGGGGGCGAGCGGGTGACGCCGGGCTTTACCGTGCGCGCGGCAGGATCAGACCGGCGCCGCCGTCTGCGCCATCCCGGCGGACACGCCGCCATGCTTGTGCGTCTTGAGGCTGATCGCCCCGGCCTTGACGTCTTCGGTCGCTTCGACGCCGCCCTGCACCGTCACATTGCCCTCGATCGTGACGTCGCCCCGGATGGTGACGCCGCCGTCCGCCTCGATCAGGGCGGTTGCGCCGCCGGGGAGGATGGCAGTGAGGGCGTGGGCAAGCGGATCGTAGGCGATGCGTGCCCCATCCTCGAACAGCATCAGTTCAATGTCTTCATCCGAAGGGGCCGGGTACTCGTCATTGACCAGGCCGGTGACGGCGATGGCGTTGCCGACCTGTCCATCGGGGGAGAGCAGGACCACCTCTTCACCGACCGAGGGCGGCGACCATTTGCGCGTGCGCCCCGCGCGTCCCGCCAGCCAGCGGATCGGCGGGGTTTCGGTTTCCTCTTCGTCGGCGTCGGGATCGCCGTACCGCACCCGGCAACGCGGCGGAGACAGCGTCACCTCTACCACCGTGCCCAGACGGATCAGGGTCGATGGATCGGCGGGGATATCGTCATCTATGCCCGCGCGCAT